AGCGGACGACATCAAGGGCGCTGCGTACGCGGTGATCGCGGCGCCGCCAGCGCCGGCGGTGGACGGATTTGAGGATTTGCCGGAGTAGTCAACAACCCAACGAAAGGAGAACGCATGCGCACAGGAATCAAATCACAGCACTTCGACGACATCAACGGGAACCCGGCCGGTGGAACCACCTACGGCGACGGATTTACCATAGGCTGGCAGAATGGGCCGCTCGGAAGACATTCCCCGGCCTGTCGCCAGGAGGTTGGAGCGCCCTGCACGATGATATGCGCTCCCGACTGCACCCGGAAACCGCAGAACGGCGCGTTTGTGGAGGACGTGATCGAGGCGGCGGCGGATCGGATCAGGTACTACCAGCGTTCGAAGTTTGCCTGCGGGACGAACCAGCGCGCGCTCCAACATCTTGAAGCGGCGCTTTACGAGTTGAATTCCCGGACCAGCGAGCGGGAAGTGCGGAAGGTCGAAGGAACGCATCAGGCGTAATCACGAACAGGATAAAATAGAAAGGGCGCGACAGGTTTCGACGGAAGTCACAGACCAGACGATGCGTGCCGAGGATGGTTGTTGGCCTCGTAAAACGTCAACCAAACACTACTCGACACCGAGTATAAAATTGCGGCCTAAGGTCGCATAGGAACCGGGCGAGATTGCAGGCTGTAGCCCGCAGTACGACTCATTACTGCCGACAAAGAAGGGCCATGAAGGATAAGACCATCAACCTTCTGGTGGAGGGCGGGGAAAACCTCGCCCCTGGTTGCCGGACCTAAACCGGATACGCACGTAGGTTCACTGGAAAAGGATTTTCGGACGGGAGTTCGATTCTCCCCGCGTCCACCATCCGAGAGGACTACATGATCGAATTTAAAATACGTCCTGATAAGAAGGGTAGATGGCGACGCAAGGGCGGATTCTTCCGGGTGATTGTACTCGCGGATCCGCGCGCGGTACGGAAACTGTATGGACCTGATGCCGATGGTGTCGTGGCGTTTGTCCGGGCGCATCAGAAAGGACCGGATCTCGGGATTATTGTTTTCCCTTCGAAATTTGGAAACAACATCATGGCGCACGAGGCGGCGCATGCGGCGCTCTATTTTATCTCGTGGCAACAGACAGGTAAGACATTCGATAAAAAGGCGATCGTGTTTGATTCAGATGAACAGATTTGTCTGGCGGTCGGAAACATTTGCCGGGAAATCACGAACGGGCTCTACAGGAAAGGGGTGTGGAAGTGAACTGGATATTCGCCCATCTGATTGGCGACTACCTGATTCAAAACGACTGGATGGCCAAAGAGAAAAAGCGGTCATCGTTGATTTGTGCTTACCATGTGCTGTTGTACTTGGTCCCGTTTCTTTTCGCCTCGTTGACATGGTGGCAGATTGCTCTGATAGGCGTGCAGCATTTCATCCAGGACCGCACAAATATCGTCGTATGGTTGATGCGTCTGAAAGGCAGCGAGAATTTCACGCGGCCGCCGTTCGCGCCCTGGTCGATTATCCTGACGGACAACATCCTGCATGTTTTGTTCATAGCCTGGATTGCAACGCTGTAATCTGGATGGAGGCACGATTGATCGAACGCTATGGCATAGAGTTCCCGGACGGAACGCCCGAGGCGACGATGGCGCTGGCGGGGTATTCCAAGAGCATCGTGCTTGAGGAGGACCGGGGAGATCGTGCCAAGATCATGCTCGAATGTATCCGACTACTCTGGTCGGAGAATGTCTTCCGCATATCCCTGTGGACCGAACGACGCGTTCGGACGTTTTGCTCGGAATCCTTCTTTACCATGTGGGGGCCCTCATCCGCCGGCAAGACTACTGACATGGCAGCCATCGTCCTGATTCACTGGCTATCGGCGCCACACTTTACGACCTGCACGGTATGCTCCACGACCCGGCCATCCCTGACCCAGCGCATCTTTGGCGAAATCGTACGGCTCTACAAATCCCTGGACAACCCGCCCGGAGAATACAAGAAGGCGCAAACCGCCATCATCCTGGGCGACGACAATAGCAAGAACGGGATATTTGGGGTCGCCGTGCTCATTGGAACCGTAGACGAGGCTATGGGCAACATGATTGGGAAACACAACCGGCGCAATGTTCTGGTTGTGGACGAAATGCAGGCGACGCGCGAGGCGGCCGTGGCGGCGGTAAGTAATTTGCAGGGCGGCGAGGATTTTCACTTTGTCGGAATCGGGAACCCCACGAGCCGGACGGATCCGCTCGGTCGGTATTCCGAACCGGTCGGCGGCTGGGGTTCAATCAACATGGGAATGGAGGAATGGCCGACGAAGTGGGGGAAGTGCCTGTTCTTCGACGGGCGCAAGTCGCCGGCCATCAAGGAACCGCACAAATATCCATACCTGTTGAAAAAAGCGGACATTGAACAGCGCATAAAATGGTACGGGGAAAATTCGCCGCGGTACTGGAGCCAGACGATAGGATTCATTCCCCCGGAGGGCTTGCTGCGCACGCTGTTCGCGGAATCGTTCTTCGTCAAATACCATTGTAAGGAGAAAGTTGTTTGGGCCAACGGGTACAAAACGCTGTCTTCCTTGGATCCGGCGTTCGCGCTGGGCGGCGATCGATGCGTGCAGCGGTTTGCGCGATTCGGCAAAGACACAACGGGAACGTTCGTAATCGAGTTTCAGGAGCCCATCATTATCCCGCTCGAAATGTCAGAGGCCGAGCCAATGAATTTCATGACGGCGAGGAAGGTCAAAGAGAACTGTCTGGCGCATGGCGTAGATCCGCAGGATTTTGGGATGGACATATCGGGCACGCAGACGGCGCTGGCTGATATCATCGAATCGGAATGGGCCAGGGGTATAATGCGGGTCCAATTCGGTGGGGCGCCTACGAATTTGCCGATCAGCATGGAAGAAAACGTGACGGCCAAGGAACGCTACGCGAACCGGGTAACCGAACTTTGGCAGACTTTCTACCAGTTTGGGCGGTATGGCCACATCCGCGGACTTGACGATGACACCATTCGGGAGTTCTGCTCGCGCGAATTGCTGGAGAAACTCAACCCGGTGTGCATCGAACCGAAGTCTTTGATGAAGGTTCGCACCGAACGCAGTCCGGATTTTGCCGATGCGGCCGTAATCATGACTGCATTGGTCCGGGAGCGCCTTGGCATAACTCCCGGCTATGGGTCACGAAGCGCTTCTAACAGCGAAACGTTTGACGCCACCGGTGTAGATATCGATGATCCTAACAAAATGTACTTGACAAAACCGGAAGAGTATTATAGTTGTTTGGCATCTTAACCGCAATTACATACAATGAATGACACAGCAACACAACGTAGCAGAGCGCGGAACTTCGGATTAATTCCTTGGAATAAAGGAAAGACTCTTTCGTCTCGACATCGGTTGAATATCTCTCTTGGCCTAACAGGAAAGCACAGAGGTCCGCCGTCCGAAGAAACAAAGAATAAGATAGCCGCAGCAAAACTTGGAGTTAAGCGTGGACCGATGTCGGCGGAGCAAAAAGAGAAAATAAAATTAGCTTTAACAGGTAGACCCAGCCCGTTGAAGGGGAGACAACTTTCAGAAGAACGACGAGAAGCAATGCGCGGACGCCCTGGCACTTGGACAGGTAAACATCACTCCAAGGAATCTTTGAAAAAGATGTCGGATTCGCATAAAGGGTCAAAGAATCCTCGATGGAACGGAGGGGATGGAGAATACCCTCCTACTTTCACAAAAGCTTTGAGAAAAGCAATTAAAGAACGGGATTGTTATACCTGCAAGATTTGCGGAAAGCACGGGAAGAACGTTTGCCTTCATGTCCATCACATTGATGAAGACAAATCAAATTCTACTGTTGAAAATCTTGTTACACTTTGCGTGCCGTGCCATACGAAAATCACAAAAAACGCAAAGAAAAGGACCGCATGACAAGCGAATGGCCAAAATTGCGTTACCCAAATATGGAACCGCCGGGCGGCTGGCGGTATAAGGACGTAAAGACCGGCTTGTTGGTTTTCGGGTCCAACAAGACCGAACTGATTCGGAACTGCAAAGAACATCGACGAGCCAACAGCCTGCCCATCCCCGATAATTTTGACGCGTATATTGAAAGATATATTTGCCTGAACATCCCGCCCGAACTGGTTCTCGGATTGTCCGAGGACCACGTGGTATCCGAGGAAGCGCTTACGCTGTTCAATGTCACGCAGAAGACCGATGATTTTTTGCTGGCATGGAAACAGTCCGGACAGAAACTCGTTACCCAGGAAACCGCAACCTTGCGCGCGGGTACGTGCTTGAATTGTTCCCGTAACTCGAAAAGTATTTGCCTCACCTGCCAGGGTTTGGATATCTGGATCGGAAGCTGGACCGGCCAGAGGAAGACGTCCTACGACAAGCACCTGTTCGTTTGCGCGTGCGACGGCGTGATCCTGCTTGCCAGCGTGCATACGGATATTGCTTACGAAAAGGATGTGTACCCCGAACATTGTTGGAAACGCGAATGTATTAAATCAAAATCTGTGGATGCGAACAAAGTAGGAGCCAAACCGGCGTCCGCGCCACAACTTGTCGCCGGAGCAAGTTCAGGCTAACCGCCTGATCCGGCAACACATTTTAACGGCAGGGATATCGCGCCGGCCAGCGAGATATCCTTACGAGAGATTAGGGCGGCAGTCAGGTGCCTGAACCATCTGATTGTCGCCCTTTCTCTTTGCCGGAGGATCATCATGGATGGCGAAGCAAAAGTTGAAACGATAAGCGATCAGGGTAAGGCGCCCAAGACCAGAATTGCCGACGCCAAATCTGCGTATCAGCTTTTCCTTGGAATCATGGATGATGACAACCAGGCGGCTTTCTACCGCGCGCAAATCCAAGGCCTAATCGACGGAAATCCCCAGTATTCCGCACAAACCCTGAAAGACCAGCACCAGTCTTGGCGCACGAACGTCAACTTCCGCGAAGCCGAGGCCATCGTCGATACCAATGCTGCGTCGATTTGGGAACTGGACATGGAAGTGCCCCAACTTATCAATGTGTCGCTCGAATCGGACGACAAAACGATCACGCAAGATCCCGGCCAGGATTATGCGGGAATCATCGAGGAGGAATATACGCGGGCGGTTACGTCGTGGCCCGACTATTATTTCAACCGTATTCTTTGCACTCGCGAAATGCTTTGTTCGGGCATCGGGCCGATGTTCTGGCCAGACAAATACGAATGGCGTCCACGGGTTACAAAGCGATCCGCGCTGCTTATCCCGCCCGAAGCAAAGGCCACCAGCGGCGAATTGGAGATTATCGGGTTCAGGGATTCTTACCAGGCGCACGAACTTTTCGATAAGATCAAGGATGACAAATCGAAAGAGCTTGCCAAAAAAGCAGGGTGGAATGTCGACTTAATACGCGAGGCTATTATCCGGTCTAACAAGGACGGCGGGACGCCGGACCAGAAATATCAGGTCAGTATTTTTGAAGCGCTCCAACAGCAGCTGAAAAACAATGACATGGCTGCATCGAAAACGCTTTGTAATCCCATCCGGGTCATCAATGGATTGTGGAAAGAATATTCTGGCAAAGTTACTCGTGTCATTCTTTTCGAGGATGAAGAATTGTCCGGGTACCTGTACGAAGGGCACGAGGATTTCGACAGCATGGATCAGGTGGTAGACCTGTTCTTATGGAACATCGGGGACGGGTATTACAAATCGGTCAAGGGCCTTGGCCACCGCATTTATCCGCACGTTTTGATTTCCAACCAGTTTATTTGCTCCACAGTCGACAGCGCGATGATGTCGAGCAGTTTTGTCTTGAAAACCCAGGTGGGCAAAGGCGGCCAACCGCAACTGATTCGCGTTGGCCCAATCACGGTCCTTCCGGAAGGATACGACCCCGTACAAACATCGTTCCAGCCGCAACTGAATCAGTTGATTGGCGTGCGGACGATGCTCCAACAGATTTTGAGCAACAACTCCAACGTTTATAAAAAGTCGTTGGAAGGCCCGGAGCTTCCCGAACGCACCGCGCGCGAAGTAACAATTGACGACATGCGGTCGGCCCGACTGGAAAAGAACCAGATCAGCATCCATTATCTTTATCTCGACAACATGCACCGCGAAATATTCCGCCGCCTTGTCAACGATAACTATCCGGAAGAAGCCGGCGGGTACGCGCTTGCTAAAAAATTCATCGATCGATGCGTTAAACGCGGCGTCCCGCGGTCGTTATTGAGCGCCGACAAATGCTACGTGACGGCCACGCGGGCAGTCGGCTACGGGTCGGTTACGATGCGCGATATGGTGACCCGCGAAGTGTTGTCGCTTTCCTCGCACGGCGCGGTGGATGAAGTCGGCAAGCGAAATGCGCTGCGCG